TGCTGTGCCAGTGCCTCCAACTGAAACGACCAAATAGTACCGGTTGTTAGCTGCTGCAGCCGCAGGCAATGCGCTTCCAGCCGTCAAGCCCGCTGCTGTTCCTGCTGTTGTAACTGATGCAACAAGATTAGTAGTGGCGTTGTATGTGCCGGCAAATACAATCTCACCTGCCGTAATAGTAATTGGCTGCCATGCGTTACCGTCCCAGAGGTAAAGGTCGCCGTTGATGCTATCAAAGAAATATTGACCAGTAAAATCAGCAGTCGGGAATGTAACAATGCCTTCTGTAGATGCAGTGCCGCCAAATTGAGTGACTGAGCTGTTCGCTAGCTTGTTGCCGGTGACAGTATTAGCGCCAATCACAGAAGCCAGCAGCGTGCCAGAAGTTAGCTTTGTTGCTGGAATTTCAGGGATGTCTGCATCAGTGAGCGACAGCGTGCCAGTGATGTGGCCTTGCGCGTCAAACGACACCTTGGCGCCAGATCCAGCAGTGACAACATTGGTGTGGTTAAGCGCACCACTGGCCAGTACAGACAGCCCTGTGCCAGGCTGGATGACGCCATTGGCGGATACAGTGGCGATGGGTAAATCAGCGCCAGTAATAACACGCCCGCCTGTAATAAGACCTTTTGAATTGTATCTAACAACGTGATGATTAACAGTTTCAGGCGTGACTGTATTGCCAATGCTGATCCTATCGTCAACCATTGCAAGGCCATCGCCATTAACGATGACGCCGCCTTTGCTAGATGCAGTGGCTGTTGGCAGATCAGCGCCAACAATATTTCGCAGGCTTACTGCGCCAGCAGATCCGCTAGGCCCTGCAATAAACTGCCCGCCTGCTGCGCTGTTGTTTAATGAGACGCTGATCGTTACAGTATCGCCAGCAGTGGCAACTGACAGAGTGATCGGCCCAGAGTGTGAACTGACAACAGTATTAACTGATCCAGCAGCACGGAATGCCACCCATTGGCTACCGTTCCATACATAACCTTTATTCTGCCCTGACTCCAGGCCAATCTGTCCGATGTATGCGCCGGTAGCAGGCAGCGTTTCAACAATATTGACAGTTGAATTTTCACCAAGTTTGCTGCCGCTAACTGCGCCGGATGCAATCTTAGCTTCCGTTGCAGCGCCGTTAGCTAATGCACCACTGGGGATGGAGCCATCGCTAAATAGGAGCTTGCCGCTTGGGATGGTGGCATCTGCAACCAGCGTGATGGCCTGGCCAATAAAGCCAGTAACTGTGATCTTCTTAGATTCGCTGGCACTAACGTCAGCAACAGGCAAAAAGTCACCAGCCGCTAGGTCAGCACTGGCTAGCGCAGCTAATTCTGATATGCGTAGGTCAGCGATGATGCCCTCCTGTTACTGCTGCTTCCATATTAAGTCACTTCATCGCCTTCCAGTAAATAGTAGCCGCTCTGCTCCAGTTTGAGCGGGCTGCCGTTCTCTTGTAGTAACCTGCGGCCTGCAGTGGTTTGCGCTCGTAATCGGATAGCGCCAGTGGCCGCAAAGTCAATGCGGCTAACGATTACATCACCTGGCGCAAAGCTAGTGGCGCTGGTGGTGATGATTGCATCAAACTCCCACCACAGAGAATCATTCATCTGCGTGCCAGAAAATGGCCCAACTGTTGCGTCGGTGTTGGCTGATTTGATGTAGAACTTAGCGTGAAAACCTGAGCCTATTTCGGTGCGTAGCACCAGTTGCATTAAGTAGTTGACAGGTTCTTTGCTGGCTTCATTGACGTAATCCCACTGCGCGGTTAAGCGGCCGGAGCCCGTAATCAAGCTGCTATATTGCTGGCGATATTCGTCACCTAGTGAAGTGAGGTCAACGGTTTCACGGTTTGTATTAAGTTCATAATCAGTAACTGAAGCCAGCAATCGGCTATCACGATCACGCACTACCACGCGGATTGGTATGTCTCTAGCAATATCTACAAGCGGTACCAAGCCTGCGGTGCTGCCTTCTAAGCTGTCGTCAAAATTGTCGTACAGGCGGATGCCGCCCAGCTCATCAATAAAAATGTACCAGTTGCCGCTGGTTTGAACTGTCCCGTCAAGCCAGCCTGTTGCAGCAACAAAATCAAGCGTGGTGCCATCAGTAGTGCTGAACTCGACGAGGTCACCTGCGATCAGGTAGCTTTCGTCAAAGTCAAAACTAAAGCGGTCACGGATTGCGTTTACATCACTAGGGTTGACAAGCGACTCCTTTGGGCTGCCGTCTGATTTGCGGGTAATCTCAATGCCGCCAATATTGCCTAGGTAAATGCCCATTAAACCGTTACCTCAGTCAGTGCCCCAGTGGCTTGGAAGTTGATTTGCGCTGAGCTGACTTCCCCGACACTGGCACCAAGGCTGACGCTAGTGATGTACGCGGTTAGTTGTACATCATGATTAGTGGCACCTTCCAGCAGACGAAGGCGCATGTCAACAGTGTCGCCATCGGTGACACCATTAACGCGGAGCACTTTACGCAATGCTGTGGACGCATCATTACGTCCAGCGCCATCGTTGTAGTACAACAGCGTGGCGCTACCGTTAAACTCCTGCACTCCAGGTGCATAGCTGCGTTGGTTGTCGCCGATGCTGGTAGTTTCCAGCATTTCAAGGCTGCCGGTCATTGACCAGTTAGTTACCTTGATCTGCTCTACGCCGTCCAGCAGCAGGCGACCATCTTTACCGGTAAAAACTTTTGCCATCAGAACACACCGACCAAGTTCACTCTAACGCTGCTGCGGCCTGGTCTAACAGATGTAACCTGCGGTGACTCAGCGTAACGCCAGCGGTTTATGTTGCCGCTGTCAATGGCGTTGCTAGTGCCGCTCCAGCCTGTCTTGGTGGTGCTGTTAATGGCAAAAGTGTTGTAGGTGCCTTTTGTTTCGTCGTAATGCGTTAAAAACTGCTCGGCCTGCGCATCGGAAATATTGTCGTAGCCAAGTGTTAGCTCCATCTTGGAGCGGGTATCGCCATACAGGATGCGCACTTCAGCGCCAGACTGCGCGTTATAAGCCTTGATTGGGTAGTCTCCCGGCTTAAAGTCACGACTAGTGGGGCGTAATACAGGAAATGGCATGGTTAACCTTCAGTGGTAAAGGCAGCATCATTAAGCAGGTCAAGTGCAATGAGGCTGTTTAGCGTCGATGTAGTGGGGAATTCAACTGCCACAATATCCACTAGGCCCTCTTCGCCTAATGTTAGCTGCTCAACCATGTAGGTTCCGCTTGATACGGTGGCATCCACAATGGTAAAGATGGCGTCTGCAAACTTAGCTTCAACAGCTTTGCCGTCTGCTACGGTCATGGTTTCAGTCAGCAGGTCATCGAAACTGGCGTTCCAATATGACACGGTGTAGACGCCATCTAGCAATGGAGTGACAGATGTGATATTAAGACTGCTATCGACCACGCCATTGTTTGCTGCATTGTACGGACTCGCCTGAGTGAGCACACGGATGTAGTCACCAGGAGCCAAGCTCAGTCCATAAGGAGTGGTGCGCAGCTTGATGGTGTGGGTGACGCGGCGCCGTAGTGACAGGAAATACTTTGCGGCCATAAAGGCATGTTGCCTGCTGGTGCAATACTGCGTCATATCAAAGGTTTCAACAGTGGTTGACTCTGGCAGGTCACTCCATCGCACCACAAGCGTTTGCTCTTCTGGGAATTGATTACGCTGTGCTGTGCGATAACGCACCACTGCTTGGAAGCTTTTACGCTCTTCAGTGCTGAGGTATTCAACTGAGAAGGTATTTTCAATGATGTTGCCGGAAGTGAATAGCTGCTGTATTTGTACGGGCGCATTAGATATTAAGCCTGTCGAATCAGTTGGCACGGCAGGGATGATGCTGAACCTGCCATTGATGATTACAAAGTTACATAAAAAGAAGGGAGCCAGGTCACTTATGAACTGACGGACATTGGTGGGCTGGTCAATCGCACCATCAAAGAATAATTTATTCTGCTTTAGGAACTGTGAAGTGGCGGGCAACTTGTCCGTGTCAATCAACTCTGGGGAAACAATATTGCCTGCACCAGCAGTTTTGTCTGTCAGCAAGTAATACACTAAGTCGGAAAATTTATTACTGGGGCCAGGGGTGGAGGCCCCTGCTTGGAACTTTTGCACGCTGATGCCATCCCCTAGCCACACCCGCAATTGATTGAGGCTTGTAAAATTACGCGATGCCTTGAGCGCCAGTCCTGCGATGGTCAGGCTGCTATATTGCGGCGCTGTTGGGTTGCTAACCATTTCATTGACGTAGACAATTTCATGCTCCGGGCCGCTTTCATTGGACTTGCTAAGTAATGAGTTATAGAAGCTAATATCACTGATTTGACTGTTGCTTTCAAAAACACGGGCGCTTGTAACGAGGGGTGGCTGTACAGACGTTGTGAGCGCCAATACAGACAAGGTAACGCCAACCGGCGCCGATACTTCAAAATTCTTAAAATGGTTGCCTGACGTAACTGGCAGCTCGTAGGAAATTTTGTCGTCAACTGTCCAGTTTCCTCCCGTACCGGTAGGATCTACGCGGTAATTGAAATTTGTCCATGTTGCTGTTGCTTTGGGGAAATCAGCCTTAAAGTCTTGGCTTAAGGTTCGCTGGACTGTTGCACTAACAATGATTTCAATTTCTTTGCTTCCGATTGATTGCGTAAGTGCAACTTCTTGCATGAATCCATCGGGTTGCAAATTAGCGTCCCCAAACAATTCGTAGCCAAATGCTGCTGTGCGCCCCCTAGGCAAATTGCCAGCCGTTTCTTTAACTTGTACAGTTAAGCCAACATCGGTGAATCCGTAAGGTGCTGCCCGTGGATTGCTTGGCGTTACTGGAATATTGATTACAATTACTTGATCAATGTTAAAGCCACCACTGCTGGAAATTACATCAATTGCTTGTATACTCCACGTCCTAAAACCCGGAAAGTAAGGGTGATTAGTGGGGAATGTACTATCCACGACGCCAGTAAAACGAAGTGATATGGTTCCGCCATCATTAGGGCCGTCACCAGGCACATCAACTACCCGCTCCGCTGTTCTAACAAGCCCCATGAAGCTCGCCTGACCAAATAATTCCCATGTTGTAGCAGTTGCGCGACCCTGTGCAGTGCCAGGAGGGAGCCAGTCATTAAATACAACAGAGGTGGCTTTTGCCGCATCGCCTTGAGTGTCAGGTAGATATGTAAAAACATCCACTTGGGATGGAATTGTTATAGCCTTTCCCGTGGGGATAACAGTTAGCTGCTCTGCTAGTTCCGGGTTAAACGCTACCTCGCCTTTTGTTACTAACTGCCCGCTGCTAAGCAGACCAAAGGCGCCGTATGGAGTGGAATAAGTAGCGGCAAGGTTATTGCGGCTTTTTGCATCTAAGCGCCAAAACACAGCATCGTCAGCACTGTGACGGCTAACGTCAGCCCCTGACTTGGGCACCATCTTAAATTCATACCGCCCGCGATTTGGGTGTGTAATACGGATGAAATTAAACTGGTCTTGTGGAGTTTCGCCTGTCACGCAAAACTGTTCACCCAGTGGTTCCCAGTTATACTCTGCCCCGGTGTCGTCAGTGCCAGATGGACGCAACCAAATTGTCCACACCGATGTGCGCTTCATGTAGAGCGTCATAGTGCCGCTATCAATGCCAACACCATCTATTTCAGCTCCGCGAAATGCGTCAACTGCTGGCAAGCCTTGAAAATTACACAGGCCGTTAGCTCGGTTCCATACTTGCGAGCGGATGCCAATTTCAGTTACTTCGCAGTCACGACTATTACGCACCACGCCAAAAGCAACACGGAGCAATGGGTAAAATCCTGCGCCTGCATGTAGCCCTAATCCTTGACGGGCATTAGTGGTTCCATTGTCGTCGCTGTAAACGCCGCGAGTAATCATGCGCTCGCTAACTAGCCCAATGCTGGCGCCAAGTCCCCCGCCAAATGTTTCGATGCAGCGCAGCCCAATTAGTTGCCGCTGCTCCTCTTCCCACTCTGGTAGTGAGCGTGATTCCACCACCCATACCGTGCGGCCAATCATTACTGTTTCGCCTAGCTGCAGCAGTTCATCAGCACCGCGACGCCCTGCTGTAATTTCACTATTAATATCATCAACCTTTGTACCTTCAATTACAGTGCCGTCTGGGTAAATCCTGTAGTAAAGGTTGTCTGGAAGCTTGCCTGATGCAATGGTAAATATCGCTGTATTACCTACAGCCACTTCACGCACTTCAGTTTCACCTGCGGTAACGGGTTGCCCATTTAAGCTGGTGATCCCCATGCGGCGGCCATAACCACGCCCCGTGCCTTTTTGGCCTTGTTTCCGCACAGCTATGTTGCTTTTGGGGCCCGCCGTAGCAAACAGGTCATAATCACCAGCAATCTTTACCCGCTCTAGTAGACGTTGATCCTTGCGGTCATCTGCGTTGCGATTGGGTTCTTTGGGGATATGAGGGATTGGCACCAAGCGCCAATTGACGCGATAGTCCGTGCCATTAGGGACAGCAGAGTATGCGCCAAACTGTACGTTTGCCGATGGCGTGTATACCTGACAGAAGCCCGGTTGTGATTGACCGTCTATGGTCTGACACAGAAAAACATCATCTGGCGTTTGTGGGTCGCCTGACGATGGAGTGCCGCGTGTGCCGTAGCCAAGATTGCCTGCACTGATGCGCCCAAATGTATTGGTATTACGCTTCCAGTAGAAAGCAAAGTTATGTTGATAAATAGCATCTAGCGCCGTGTTGCCTAGGAAGATGCCGTTTAAGTCAGGGCGATTGATGCCTTCCCCTAAGCCTTGTTCGCCTACGACAAACAGCAACTTAACGCCTTGCTGGGAGCCATAGCTAAATGCCCGTGACCATACCAGGCTTGGTGCAGCAAGGATGCCGCCAGTTTCGCCTGTGTACTGTCCGAAGATGATGGGGATAGGATCGCCGTAGTTTGCAAGCTCAGCTTGGGTGTCGAAGCCACTGGTGACGCTAAAGCGGTCGGCGCCAGTGACGCTTGCTAACTGCCTGGATGATGTTTGCCCTGGCTGCTTGGGCTTAGGCGTCAGCAGGAAGCTGATGGCAGATAGCGCAAGGCCAACGGCAAGGTTAATGAGAATGGTTGTAAGGCTTATCGGTTCGCACCGTATATCCGGCACTCCGTCATATTCAGCAGGTCGCACTTGCGACCGCTTCATTGCTTGAACTGTAAATGCGCGATATTCAGCTTCGCTGCAACCCAGTGTTGCTACTAGCTCACGTTCAAACGGCAGCAGCGGAAGGCGTGATAAGTCGGTAACGCCTCGATGCGACACCATGCGACCTTTTCCGTCATCGGATTGATGTAGAGGACGCCTTGACTCCATGCAACTGCAAATATCGGGCGGTCCTGCTGTAGCAGGAGAATATCACCATCGTAGCTGGCTTTTGGTATCCGGCGACCCCAGGTCAATAGGTCCCGTGCTATTTGACGGCGTGATGCCTGGTACCAGCTATCCTTGAACGCTGGCGTGGGGATACCCATGTCATGCAACGCTATGTACACCATATGGATGCAGTCGATAGCGCCATCATCGCCAGTACCATCAGCACCGAGTTGGTACTGTCGACCAATTAAATCAACGCAGCCGGACATTACTGCTAACAGGAATGGCGCCAACTAGTTGTTGCGTCAGCCGACGCATTGGTACGTCTGTGCCAACTGCATCCAGCACTGTATCTAGGCGCAATTGAAGGCTAGTCTCATCCCAGGAGCCATTGGACACTTGCCCGACATAGCGGTGCATTAGCTGCCCACTAGTAGCGTCATCAGGGTCAAGGATCATCACCATTACCGTTGCAAGCCATAAGTCCTGCACAGCATTCAAGCCCCATGCACGACTGATCTCATTATTGGCAAACACCAGTGATGCCTCAACGTTATCACCTGTGCGGTTTACGGTGACGCCGGAAAAACCAAACGGCAGGAAGGTATATGTACTGCCCCCATAGGTAGCGGTTTTATTGATGTAAAAGTTCTGAAAGCGGTAGACGCTGCCGCCAATTGGCGTGCTGAGTTCTAGGTAGTTGCCGAGGGCTAGATCCATTACACTCCAACGCGCTTGCGGGTACTAGGTGATTGCTGCAGCCTACGCAGTGTACGCTGCTCGCCTTGCGCTGCACCTTGCTGTGCGGCTTGACGCATCCCCTCCTGGAATTGCGAGGCAGTGACGTACTCGACATTATTGATGCGCTCAACGCTATAGCGTACGTCGATAGCCACGGGGCCAGCGGCTGCTGGTGCGCCGCCTTCGCTGGTGGTGCCATTACCGGCAATGACGCCTTTACCGCGTGCACCACGGCCATAGCGCGACATCGCAGCATTCATCTTGCTAGCGGGGATCACATACTCGGATTCACCACCTTCGCCGATGACGGCATTAGTTGGGCCAGTGACGAAGCCACCTTCGGCGAAGGGTTTAATCATGGCGCCAGCATCAAAATTGAAGCCGGTGCCGATATCCCCAACAGCAGCAAGCGGGCCAGATGGCGCAAAACCGCCAGGGCTGCTGCCCATGGCAAACATGCGCGCAATGCCAAGGGCAATGTATTGCGCAATCATTTGTTTGGCTGTATTGATAAGCGCATCAGCAATAGAACTAAGAAACTCAACAAATACCTGCTCAGCAGATTTGGTGCCTGCGATCAT